GCTTTCATGTTACGAAAGTATAATTTATCTGAATTACTTTTGTTTAAATTATCAAACACTTTTAAACATGACCACCGAAACAAAACCTTTTGAAGAAAAAAGAACTGCCATCCTTGTTCAAATGCAAGACATTTTGAATAAAGCGAAAACTGATTCTAACCGTTCACTTTCCAAAGATGAAGATGTGCAATGGAATAAATTAGATGATGAGCAGGAATCCATCACTAAAGATATTCGCAGGATTGAAAAAATGAACGAACTTTCTCTTTCTGACAGAGAAAGATTTCTGCAGTCAGGAAAAGAAAACGGAACTTCTGCGGATGAAGAAGAAGATAAATCAAAAAAATATCTTAAAGCATGGTGCAGTTACATCATGAAGGGAATGAATGGGATTCCCCATGAAACCCGAGAATTTCTCACACGTGCCGGTCAGAATGTCGGTACAACCACAGAAGGTGGATTCCTCGTTCCTGAGGGATTTTCTTTTGAATACGATAAAGCATTGCTCGCTTTTGGCGGGATATTGGGAAATGTTAGAGAACTTTCAACAACTACCGGGAATGATATTCCCTGGCCCAATACTGATGACACTGCAAATAAATCCGTAATACTTGCAGAAGCCGGGGCAGTAGCATCTGGAAAAGATATTGTTTTCGGAAGCACCACTTTGAAGGCATTCCTCTATTCAACCGATTGGATAAAAGTTTCAATCCAACTCATGCAGGATTCAGGTATTCCGATTGAACGCCTGATTGCAGATTTACTTGCAGAGCGTGATGCCCGCGGTTTGAATTTAGACATGACGACAGGGGCGGGAGTTACTGCTCCGCAGGGAGTTGTTACCGCTTCTACTTCCGGAAAGACAACGGCATCAGAGACAGCCATTACGGCGGCAGAAATAATGGATTTGGAACATTCAGTTGATCCGCTTTATCGGATTGGCGCAAAATTCATGATGCACGATTCTGTTTTGAAAAAAGTGAAACAACTTGTTTTCGATACATCAGATAATCGTCCACTCTGGGACCCGGGCATTATACGCATAGGCACTCCGCCCACATTACTGGGTTATGAGATTATAACTAATCAGGATATGGCTTCTTCATTGGTTGCAGATGCTAAGGTGATATTATTCGGCAATTTCCAAAAATATATTCACCGCACTGTCTTGAGCCAATCTGTTTTGCGGGCTAACGAATTATTTGCGGGGAATCTGCAAGTTGGATTTACAGGGTTTAGCCGTCATGATGGACGGAAAATTACAAAGTCCACTGTTTATCCCTGGAAACATTTGACGATGGCGAATACGTAATTTTTTGATTACCTTTTGAACAAAGAGCGAGCGAAATAAAAACGCTCGCTCTTTTTTTTTATGACAATAAGATTTTTAATGAATGTGGGTGGCGCTATAAACGCAAAGAAAGGAAATATAAGAAATTTACCCGAAGAGGAAGCAAGACAGTATATTCATTTAATGATTGCGGAGGAATGGTTTCAGCCGCCCCAAAAATATAAATATAAACATAAACCTATAATAGTTCATACCAGATGTATCCCACAGTAAAGATAGCAACAGCGGCGGCAGATACTCCCTTAACACTTACCGAAGCCAAAGCGCATTTAAGATATGATTTGACAACGGAAGATACATTGATAACTACTTTGATAAAAGTTGCAACAGAATATGCGGAGAAAAGATTAAGCAGGGCGTTGATTACGCAAACATGGGATTTGTATTTGGAAGATTTTCCCGCTGAAGATACTATTATACTTCCTTTTCCACCGTTACAAACTATCAGTCATGTGAAATATTACGATAAAGATAATGTCTTACAGACCTGGGCAAGTTCAAATTATGTTGTAGATAGTATCCGGGAGCCGGGCAGAATAGTGCAGAGCGTAACAGGAGCGGGATACCCGAATACGTACGACCGTCCAAATGCTGTGAATATCAGATTCGTTGCCGGCTATGGCGCAGCGAGTACGAATGTACCAGAAACCATCCGGGCAGGAATAAAACTTTTGATTTCCCATTTATTTGAAAACAGGGAAGGGATTACAGTGGGACAGGGAAATGCTTCACAAATACCTATTCCGAAAAGTATAGAGGATTTATTCGGGGCGATGTCATTAAGACAAATGTTTTGAAAACATTAATCTTAGTTGCTTTTTGGAAGAGAATAGAAATAAGCGTTCTTTTCTGGTATGGAATACAACGTCTGAAAGAAAATTTCAATATTCAGATTACATCCATAGTATCTGATGAAGAAAATAAATCACTTGCAAAAATACATTCCGACTTCATAATTGAACACGAAAATAAACCGATGGGGAGAAAATTAAATAATGCAATGACTGAAATACTTATTAATGACTTTGATTTTCTCATGCAAATGGGGAGCGATAATCTGATTTCAGATAAAGGGATGGAAACAAATATGAAATATATGAATGAATATAAATTTTTCGGTCACACAAATCTTATCATAGTGGATTCAATGACAAAGGAATGTAAACTAAAAAGATATGGCAATGTATTCGGTGCGGGACGTTGCATACATAAAAGTATTTTAGAAAAATGTACGCCGCTCTGGGCTGATGACCGGGAGCGCGGACTGGATGTAAACAGTGAAATAACTATTGAATGGAAAAAAGGAAAGGTTGCTTTGCCCATAAATGATGAGGAGGTTATTGACATTAAAAGCGATGAGAATATCTGGAAGTTTTCGGATTTACAGGGGGAAAAATACGAATTTGAAAATATCAAAAATAAAATTTCGGAAAAGGAATTTAATTATTTGAAAAATTTATGCGAAGCGGAAAACTTGATCGTCGGATAAATATTCAAACAGCCACCATTAGTCGGGATGCTTTCGGGCAGGCGATTAGTACATGGGCGACAACCTATACGGTTTGGGCGGATGTTTTCCCTATGCCATTTAATGAAAATTTTGAAGGCGATAGGAAAACAGAACAACCTCTTTACAAAGTTCGTATCCGTCATATTGCGGGAATAATACCATCCATGCGTGTAGTTTATAATTTAGATTTTTATGATATTATTTCAATTAATGAAGGCAACAGGCGGGAATATTTAGATTTGATTGTTCAACTCGACAGAAACATAACATAAAATAATTATATGGTAAAATTACATAAAATAAAAATAAAAAAGAAAGATGCAATAGGACAACAACTATATATTGGGGATGTTGTGTTTCATAAAGTAGTAAATAAATATGGAATTATTTATTTACTAAACGAAGAAGAATATATAGGATGTCCTTCAAATTGGGGATATAGAATAACACAAACACCAAGGCAAGACCTTGTAAAAATTGGATGTGAGAAAACAAATCCGAATCTTTTTTTATCTGTTTTTGTGGGTAAAATTTCATTTCATCAAAAAAATATAAAAAAATGGATGAAATAAAATTAAATGGCGCGGATATACTTGAACAACTTTTAACGGAGTTGCCGGATGATATTGCAAAAAAAGTAGGTGTAAAAGCAATAAAAGATGGGGCAAAAATAATTCTTGAAGAAGCGCAGAATCTTGTCCCGGAAGGACGTACCGGGAAACTTGCTGATTCTTTGGATATAAAAAAAATAAAAATGACAAATCCTGCCTTCACGGTTTATGCCAGAAGAAAGGGTGGTTTAGGCGGATGGCACGCTAACCTCGTTGAATTTGGAACTAAGCCGCACAATATCAGAAATGTTTGGATTGGCGGAAAATTTTTTAAATTGGTAAAACACCCCGGCACCCCGCCACGACCGTTTATGCGCCCTGCTTTAATGGGCAAGCAGGCGGAAGCAGTGAAAACAGTGGGAGAAAACTTATTTCAATATTGCAGTAATAAATTAAAAAAGGGGATGAAAAAATGATAGGCAAATCAATATATTATCTATTGAGTAACGCTTCCGGTGTTACGGATATTATTTCAACAAAAATATTTCCATCACGCATCCCGCAGGTGGAAGATTTTCCTGCCATATCCTATCATCAGATTTCAAATGTTCCAACGAATCAAAAGGACGATGTAAGCGGATTCGATAAAGTGGACTTCGATATAAATTTATGGAGCAAAGATTATTCCCAAATCAATACATTGGCAGTTGCTGTAAGGGCTGCATTGGACAGGAAGTCAATAAGTTCACAGGGAGTTACAGTGGACACGATTGTATTTGTCAGGGAGTTGGATGACTATTCAGACCCTGCTGAAATTTATAAGAAGATTTTACAATTTCAGTTCATTGTAATAAGATAGTGCATTTATGTTACGCAAACAAAAAAATATAAAATTATTTTTGAATAATTAATATCCTACAAAATGGCAGCAACAAAGAAAAACGGAACTTCCCTTCTACTCTATACGGGTACAGATGCAATAGCAGCATCAAATAGTCATTCTTTATCTGTTAATTCAGAAAGTATTGATGTTACCACGAAGGACAGCGCAGGATGGAAAGAAATACTTCCCGGATTGAAGTCATGGACTGTTGATTGTGAAGGACTTGTTGCGTTTGATAATTCTTTCAATTATGAATATCTTCTCGATGCACTTCGCAATCGCACAAAACTTTCCATAAAACTTGAAACTACCGTTGTGGGCGACGAGCGTTTGAAAGGAGACGTCTATGTAACTTCTGTTGAACTTAGCGCACCACAAGAAGATGCTATTTCTTTCACAGCATCTTTTGAAGGAACAGGCGCATTGACCCATGAAACG